TTAGAAAAAGAATTAGCAATAATTCTTCTTTTCCAATTCCTCCCTTGAGTGACGATGATTTTTGTATGAGTTACTCGGGCGCAAAGAAGAAAAGATATGAGGAGGCTTGTGCATCGCTGTTACGCGAATCAGCAACCCAAAAGGATGCAAAGATTAAATCTTTTGTTAAAACAGAAAAAATAAATTTTTCTAGCAAGCCTGACCCAGCGCCAAGAATCATACAACCTAGAACTTTTAGGTATTCGGCGGCCTTAGGTAAAATAATTAAACATCTTGAAAAACCACTATTTAAAGTGATATCAGAAATATTCGGAGGTCCTACTGTTTTAAAAGGAATGGATTGTATCGGACAAGCTGAAGCTTTATTATCAATGTGGAATCAATTCGACAACCCCGTGGCCATTGGATTGGATGCGAGTCGATTTGATCAACATTGCTCTGTGGAAATGCTTATGTGGGAACAGAAAATTTGGGAAATGATGACAACATCAAAACGGCAACTTAAAAGATTAATGAGATGGCAGTTATACAACGACGGTACGGCGTATGTTCAAGACGGAAAAGTTAAATATAAAACAAACGGAAGTCGGATGTCGGGAGATATGAACACGTCTAGTGGAAACTGCCTTATTATGTGCGGAATGGTTTATGTATTTTGCAAGCAATTAGGAATTAACAAGTTCAGATTAGCAAACAACGGAGATGATTGTATATTAATAGTGGAATCAAATTTATTGAAAAACGTTGTTGCTAATCTTGACTCTTTCTTTACAAAATGCGGATACACCATGAAAATGGATAAACCAGTGTACGAGTTTGAACAAATATCTTTTTGCCAAACTCAGCCAGTATTTGATGGAACATGTTATCGAATGTGTAGGGATCCAAGAATCGCTATGGCCAAAGATTTGTGTTGTTTATTGGACATTAGTGAAAATTGGAAAACTAAATCTGTATGGTATAACGCCATGTCACATGGAGGTACGGCATTAACTTGCGGGATTCCATGCTGGCAATCTTTTTACACAATGTTTCCCAGATGTGAGGTAAAGGTTGGAAAGAATGATACGACATTAAAAGGGTTCGAAAACAGTGGATTCTACAGAATGATTCCTAGAGTAACCAGAGAACATGACACAATAGATGATAAATCTCGATACTCTTTTTGGTTAGCTTTTGGAATCCTTCCCGATACACAGATAATGTTGGAAGAACGTTTTTCACAAATATCACTTTCTGATGTTGAACAGAACAATAACAAGAACTATGTGGAAATGTCAGTTCTTGTTGAAAATTTACC